CATCCAGATGAAGCTTGAAGGACCATTATTCAAATGGTCAACAAATACTGCTTGGTGTAAATCATAATCACTATCATACATTATTTCTGCACCAACAAAAGCACCTATAACAGCACAACCAGCAGCAACATAAGGGTCTGCACTAATCAACTCAACACAAGCACCTACGCCAGTAGCACCTCCTAATACAACTCCTAAATGACTTCTAGTAAATTTGTATTTTGGTGTCTCTTCACTAACATTAACATTTACTTGTTTGTTTGTACTACTACAAGCAGTTAATAAACTAATTAGTAAAATCAAAATTATTCTGTCTAATTTCATCACAAACTTTCTTTTGGTTTTCACTTAATATAACGCAAAACTCATTTTGCATATTATCAACAACAAATCTTTCTCTCATTCTGTTGTCGGACCACCAAACCTGTGCCCTTGCGGTAACAGGTCTGATTAAAAAAGTCCCATCATTGGAACTTGTTAATTGGAAGTCCATTATTCTTTATCTCCATTGAACCACGATTTAATTGTAATCCAATTTTGTTTTAATTGTGCTTTTCCTTCTTCCCAACTCTTTGATTGATATTTCTTTGTCTTATCAACTTGGGTAGATATATGACTTACTAACATATCTTTCTGTTTAATAAGTTCATCTTTAACTTCACCAGGACTTGTAGCATTAGCATTTGTACTTAATAATAATACAGACGCAATTGTTATCACTTTCAACTTATTCATAATTATATCTTCTTTCCCATTGTTTTAAAATCGGCTTTATCAACTATCTGATAATTGCCTTTATTATAAGCAACGCCAATTGTTTTGCCTTCAGGAAGTTTCACTTTTGGCATTGCATTTTTAAGTGCCACTCCTGGTATTCTATCACTTGTTGGTATAGAATTTCTGTTATCTGAATTATAATCAGGTAAAGGAAAACCTGTAAGTTTATCTTTATCTAATTTTCCGTATTTAACCATTATTCTTTTTCTCCACCGTCTCTAATAGTTTCATATTCTTTTTGTTCTGCATATGTTCTACCGAATACCGTCTTATAAAAATGGTCTCTAGGATTTGGGGATTTCCAGGCAAGTATAAGATTGTCAAATTGTTTCTGACTAATCCCTATTTGTCTCATTGCGGATGGGTGTTCTTTTTTAAGAGATTTCATTTCGTTTAAAAACTTAATACGATTGTCGTATTTCTCTTTCTTACTCTTTTGGTCTTTGATGGTAGCTGTTTTAAACTCACTAAACATCATTTCTTTTGTATATGTAAATGTCATATTATTGCACCTCTCTCATTGTTATTACTATTCTATACTAAAACCGTTCTATTGTCAATAGTCAATTTATTCGCATAATTACTCGCTTTTTTACTCATTTGCACCGTCATAGCCGCCGTAGGACACGGATTTACACACGACTTGATACATTGTATCATCTGAAATATACTACTTTTAGTTGTATTTCTCATTATTTAATAGGGTCGTTTGCAAGTTCTCCAACAGGCATTTTATTGTAATACTCTTTTTTCATAGTCTTTTCAAATAAATCTAACTCATCTTCTTTCTTTGATTTCCAAGTTCTCAAATCATCTAAAACATCATCAATACCTGATTTCAGTTTATCTGTATCATTTGAGCATTTTGCATTATCAAGTTTATCAATAGCTATATTTAATTTATCAATTGCTTCTATTGTGTCTATCATAATATCTTTCCTAAAATTATTACCTGTAATATAATGATTATAACTGGTAATATAGTTCTAATCAATTCCATAATGTGGTTATACTCATCACATTTTCTTTCTAACCAATGTCTTCTAGCTTGTCTCTTTAATAGTTCTTTGTAAAAATCACTCATTTTATCTCCTCCTGTAAATGTGGCATTTCTTCATATGTAATACTTTCAATCTTGGACTTATCTACTGCCCAATCCCAGGCGTTTATCATCTCCACCCATTGGTCATCAAAATTCTTTTTAGTGGTATTTGTAGGATGATAAACAACTAAATGTATTCTTTTATAGTTCATCTTATCATCTTTAACTTTCTTAACTAGTCTTTGTACAACATCACCAACAGACAACTTACCAGAAGATATAGGATGAACAAGTGTATGTTCTTCTTTTTTCTTCTCGTTAACAACCGTCTGTATTCTCTTATCATTTGAATCCTCATAGGTTATAAAGTTAGTAGGTGTTTCCTGTTCCTCTTTTTGTTTCTTATATTTTACGGTAACATTTGATTTAATTCTACTTCTTTGTTTACCTACAATACCGTGTTTATCTAAATGTTTACCTATAACATCTGTTTCAGGACCAAATTTATTAGCAAATTCTAAACAAGTTTTAATTAAATCTTCCTCACTTGTCTCTAATCTAACAACTGAATTGATAGGATTTAAATACTCTCCTAATGCTCTTATCTCTTCCATAGTCCAATCACTATGAACATTTTTAGGTATATCTAATACAGGTAATTCAAAACCATATTTTGATTTTTCTATTGCATAGATAGTATGATTACCACCTATAATTAAATCTATAATTTTGCCTTCATATTCTATATCTCTTAAAATAATTACTAGAAATTTTTGTCCTGATTGTTCTTCTATCAATTTCAATTGACCTAAAGCGGCGTCAATTTTTTCAATCATTGTATTACCGTGGTCGTAATTTAAAGTTTTTTCTCTTATTTGAAATGATACTAAATTTTTTAACATACTACTATCTAAAAAATAACCTTTATCATTTTTAACATCTTTATGGTTCATTAAGTCTATACTATGAAACTTACAACCAAATAATGACCTATCATTTAATATTTGTTTAGCAATATCTGACATCTTATCTAAATTAGGTTCTCTTATAATATCTTTTGCCACAATACCAGGACCTAGATTATAACTATTAGGGTCATTAACAGCATTTGTATCTCTAATTAAATCACTCTCTAATACTTTCATTTGAGAAAAATTACTACCTACTTCAAATATACATCTTACTATTTCACCTTTAGAAATCGCACTTAATAATTCTTTATTGTTTGATGAAGTTTGATAATCATTAGGATGTTCAGTAGAAATACCTACATACCATTTATAGTTTCTTATATTGTATAAGATATATGCCCAACACACATTACCTTCATATAAAACTTTTTTTGTTGGTAAATTGTGACCATTACTGGCTACAATCTGATTTTCAATATTTTGGTTACTTAATAAATTAGACATTAAAATACTCCTGCTGACCCTAGTAATATTAATATTAACATACTTGGAATTATTATACTCAACGGCCAGAAATCTAATAGTTCTCTCCAAAGGGTTTTCTTTTCTTTCATTTGTTTTTTAATACTTCTTTTAATCTCCATAAGTAAATCGTGTAAAGGTTCACCTTTTTGATATGCAGGAAAACCTAAATCTCTTTGTACTCTAACTATATTCATTGCTTCTAATATAGTTTTCTTTTTTAGTTCTACTTGTACTCTATCCATTTTACCTTCCCTGATACTTTACAATGTATATGTTTTGGTATGTTTTCTTTCCAAGTTGGTTTCTTAAACATACTATTTGCGTCACCTGGTTTAAAATCTTTCTTATGTGATATTGTAATATGGGCAGGTCCTTTATCTAATCTTTTTAACTTCTGATATGTGTCTTTTAAATACATATCTTTTACCCAATATGCTTCTATACTTTCATTTCCTCTTATTTGATTAACGGTTGCTTCCACTTTTCTGTTAATCAATGGCAACAACTTTTTAAACTTTTTATTATCTGGTTTATATGCAAGTGTAATATGGTCGCCATTAACAACATCAAAGTTTGCACCTAATCTTACTTCCTTACAGGAATTCTTATCTAGTACAACTGCAAAATATCCGTTATTCACTATTTGCCTAACTGACTTTCTGCTTCTAAATTTAATGAAACATCAATATCTGATTCCTCTTTAGTACCAGTATCAACTAACTTAATCTTTGTTAACTGGTGTGGTTCGTCTTCATCAGCATAAGTATCAATGTGTGTATCTTCGTTCTCAATTGCTTCTTCAAGCGATTGATTAAAATTATCATCATCATATTTTACTTTACCAACAAACTCAGCATTATCACTTTCCTGATAATTTGCGTCAACATAGTGAGTTTCAACTCCATCTTTAGTCTCCGTCAAATCTTTTGTGATTTTACCGTAGTCTATTCCACACTCGGTAAACTTATCATCTGCCTCGTCTTTATTCTTAGCAAGTACATCCTGTTCAATAACAAGTGTATAATAAGTTTTCTTTCTGTATAGGTTTTTACCTACATCATCTTTATTAAAATAAACATCTGTATCAACTTTACTCATAATATAATCCTCCTTAATTTAAATAAATGTTTTTTAATTGTTTAACTAACTCTCTACCGTAATCGGTAAATAAAAATCCTTTTTCCCAAACAAAGTGTTCATAATCTTGTATGTGGGTTAGTCCTAAATCTTTAGTCAACCATCTTAATGCTTCTTTCTCATCTTTTGCACCAGCTTTGATTGTCTTATTAATCAGGTCTTTAAATTCTGTAATAGCTTGTTCTTCAGCTTTCTTTTCTTCTCTAATATTTTCATCTGCGATAACAGACATTTCATCTGTTAATTTTTCAATTTCTTCAATAGACATTTTGTCATAATTAAAACTTCTAGCATATGATTTACTATACGCACTAGAAGTCACCTCATAACAAGTTTGAATTGCAAGGTACTTGTCTAGGTCTTTTGGTGTATGTACACCATAATCTTTCCAATGATTTAAGTCTTCAACTAACTTACCACCAAATCTGTTTTTTGGGTCTTCGTCAATCCACTTTTGTGTTTTTGCGTTCATATCTTTAATGTGTTTAACCAATGCGTTCATTATGATAGTACCTTTCTCAATAGTATTATTGTTGTCATCATTATTATCATTAATATAAAAAAACTTGTAATCATTATGCGTTTTCGTTCATTACTTCGTCAACATTATTTTCGTCAATTCCTGTAAGTTCAACATTGTCAACTTTTAAAATCTTTGTCTTAGCAGTATCCCAATCAACCTGACCATCTTTTAATTTGAATAAAATCTCATCAACTTTTTTGTCTGCATTGTCCCAAGCCATATTTTTTACTTTAGCCATTAGTGTTCTCCTTTGTTATTTTTTATAGTGTTTTTCGTTGTTTTCATACTCATATTCTATCAGTTTTGACTATCATTGTCAAGCAAATAATCCTTCATATGTTCTCGTTTTGTTCTCATCCAAATAACCCATAATTGATACTTAAACCAATTAATGAAACAATAGTTATTACAAGATTTGTAGTAATTATAGATAGTCTATTCCACATAATTCCTACTACAACCCAAGTGAGACCTCCGAATATCATTACGATAGGTCCTAAAGGGTAGTATCCAAGGGAGTTTATCCCTACCCCTATAATCAATATAGAGGTTCCTAACCATTCTAGTATTTGTGTTGTTTGATTATTTCTTATCATATATACATAATAACACGAACCAAGAGTATTGTCAAGCAATATTCCGTCTATTTTCCGTTGATTTTAAAGGGGTTTTATGGGGTATTTTCCGTTATTTTATGTGATTTAATGATAATGATTATCATTTACGGTTTTTAAGGGAAGTTTCATATCCTACCCTTGCAATAAAGAAACTATCTACTATATCGGTAACAGGATTATTCAATGTAGTCTGGTCACAAGCTTCCATCATATTAACTCCAGTCTCTTCATAAAACTTATCATACATTTTCTCCTTATCTGCATTACCTTTACCTGTCGTAACCTTCTTAATTACAGATGGAACCAATGTTTCAAATTTGATACCTTTTTTAAATAGTTTGTGTTTTAATAATCCAGTATTTTCTGCTAGATTAAATACTCTTCCTTTACTTCCAAAAGAGTAGTCTTCAATAAAGACATAAGGGTTTACGGTACTACCTATTACCGTATTAAATACCCATTCTGATATATTATCGTGTCTTTCTTGTTGTGAATTCCATTCATCAAAATAGTCACCTTGTATTTGACCATCTAAAAATAAACCTTCATATTTTTTTGTATTTGTTAGATAGTAGAATCTGCAATTATCTAAACCTGCATTATCACCATTAAACCCACCATCTACTACACAACAACAAGGACAAGTTAAACTATAATCAATTCCAATTATCTTCATCATCTTCCTCACTTGAAATAGTTTCAGTTTCGTCTTCTTTATCTAATGCACCACCACAGAAAGGACAAGTCCAAGGTTCTAAATCTACTTCTTCCCAAATTATTGTAAAATGTTCCTCACAATGAGGACATTGTGTCTTTCTTTTCTGTGCCATTATCTTATAATTTAAATTTCTTAAATTGGTCTTTCTCTACATCCTGTTTTATACCACCGATAACATAACTTTCTATTTCTGTTTCCTGTGGTGCGTTTTGTAATCCACGACTATTAAACCAATGTTCAGTCCAAGGCAATGGGTTTGTATTAGATATATCGTATCGTGGTTTCATACCAATTGCTTTTAATCTTTTGTTAGCAGTCCATTCAACATAGTTATGTAAAAGTTTTTCTGATAAACCTATCATACTACCTTTACTGAATAGATATGTTGCCCAACGCTTCTCTTCTGCAACTGCGTCATCATATAATTTCGCAACATACTTTTCATTATTCTTAATAACTTTGTCCATTACTTTATCTTTTTCAGGACCTCTATAGTTATTAATTATTCTTTGTGATACTGCTAAATGCTGACTTTCATCCCTTGATATAAATGATATAATCTTTGCACTACCTTCCATTAGTTTTAATTCACCAAAAGCGAAACTACAAGCAAAGGAAACATAAAATCTTAATCCTTCTAATATGTTTACCGTTACCAATGTTCGCCAAAGTTTTTCTTTCAAATCGTATTCATCAACTTTAGACTTATCTAATGACCACTTATTACCTAATTGTATAAGTTCATCATAATGTTGAGTTACCGATTTACTTCTTCTCTCTATCTTCTCGTCTTCTATTATAGTATCAAAAACTTCTGAAGGATTACTATATAAATTTTTGATAATATATGTATAACTTCTACTATGTATAGTTTCAAAAAAATCCCAAGCAACTATACAACCTTCTAATTCTGGTAGTGATACAAATGGTAAAAATGCCAAACACGGACCTCTACCTTGTACACTATCTAACATAGTTTGATATTTTAAATTACTAGTAAATATAAACTTCTGTTCTTCTCTTAATAATGACCAATCTGACCTATCTTTTTGCAAAGATACTTCTTCTGGTCTCCAAAAGAAACCTAATTGTTGTTGTGTGAGTTTATCAAAGATAGGATATTTCATTTCATCATATCTTTGTACTTGTAAATCTTCACCAAAGAACATTGGTTGCTTAGTATAATCTAAACCTTTTGTTTTATTAAAAACGGTACTTGCCATCTTCTTATTTGACTTCAACCTTTCCACCTGCTTCAGTTAAAGATTTGGCAATCTTATCTGCTTCTTCTGGTTCTAAATCTGTCTTAATTTCTACTGGTTCACCAGCAGATTTCTCTACAAAGGTCTTTGCTTCTAATAATCCTAAATCTAATAGAGGTCTTATAGTTTTAATAACCATAA